CCACCGTGACAAAGACTCGCTTGAGGAGGTCATTACCACTATGCGTTTCAAGAAGTTCCTCTTTGAATAAACGAGAATTGTCGGATTCAAGAAGCTCTAGAATATCAATAACGGATAGCATGTATCAAATTTAACATGAGTTAAACCTAGATTGCACTGTCATTTAACTTTTTTAAAGTATTCAATTTTGAAACAGAGATGTCGATGTCGTCATCTACGGAAGATTCATCCCCTAGATTAGGTCCAGATTTCTCAAGAGAATTTTCGGATACTGAAGTAATAAATACACTTTCATCGATAGATATCGCACGAGATGGATTAGATTTCTTAGACCTCTTTGTCTCACTATTTGCAGTTTTAGTTTTAGCGGTCGGCGATTGCGGAGTATCCTCCATGAAACTATCAACCTCAACCTTTTGACCAGAGTCTGATAACAAAGTAGGAGGGTCTAAAACAACAACTCCTTCTTGCGGAGATGAAACGATAGGACCAGAAGCATTCTTAAATTCTTCTTCGTTTGGAGGAGAAACTCCCATCTTTTCGCATTTTTGTAAAAGCGTAACATATGCAACAATCCCAGAAGAAGATAAAAATTGCTTTAGATTCGTCTTACGCTTTCTCAATAAATCAACTAATCTAATTGGCGGTAACTTTTTTACTTTGAATTTAGACATTTGCCTTTTCCTAAAGCGATAGATCGCTCTTTCTAGTTGCTTCTAGTTGTTTCTAGTTGTTTCTAGTTGTTTCTAAATTATGGAGTAAGTCCGAAATTACGTTTTGAAATTGTGGAGAAGATGCTACAGCCTGGATTTTTTCTGATGGCAAGTCTAAATCCCACTCTTTGTCAAATGCCTCTACAAATTTAGACATAACTCTAAGAACATAATTCCTAGCTGAAGAATGGTTCATTACAAAACCAATTTCAGACATGATATCTGCAATTTCTCGATAATTGATTCCATCATCATCAATAACGGTTGCATAGCCCTTTTCAAACTTTGATCCTTTTTTAAGCGTCATTGTCTCTCCTAATTCTTCGTTGAACAGAGTATCTTCTATTTTGAATATCTAATAGACGATTATTCAGCATATAGTGGATATCATTCTCTTCTTGACGTGGCTGTGGTGCATCATTTATTTTTAATGAATCTATAATTTTTCTAGAGTAAGAAAAAGTTACCCATACGTTCAGAAGAACTGCTAATGATAATCCAATAAGAACAAAAAGCATATTAGGTTAATCCTTGACCAGCAGCGATCTGCTGCATTTCAGCATCTGAAACTTCATAATCTTTATTTACAATATCTTCATTCAGACCGAATCTAAGTCTCAGAATGGCGGATTCTTTTGTCGAAAGTCCGTTCATTACCAATTTAACAATTTCCATCATTTCTCTTTTTGCTAAAGATTCAAACGGATTGTTCGAAGGGTTCATATCCTCTAGTTTATCTGCTAGAGTTGCTGAACTACCATCATCACCGATCGGTTGTTGTAACGAAATGATGCTCTTTCCTGATTGGATTGTCGCTTTGATTACGGTTTCAGATACATCAATCATTTCAGATAATTCTTCTGATGATGGAACATACCCTTTCAACTCTTTGAAAGCATCAGATGCTTGGATCAACTTTTTTTGTGCAGAAACTGCGTGAGCAGGCAATCGAATTATCTTTTTTCTCTTTAAAATGTGTTGACTGATAGCTTGTTTAATCCACCAAGTCGCATAAGTTGAAAAACGAAACCCTTTCTTCCAGTCAAAACGATCGATTGCCTTCAACAATCCAAGGTTACCTTCTTGAATAAGATCTTCTAGAGGGATGTTATGTCCTTTTTGCTTCTTTGCGATATATACAACCAACCTTAGATTCGATTCTGTTAGTTTCTTCTTTGCAAGAATTGAATCTTTCCCTCCTTTTTCGTAAGTTTGAAAAAGCTTTACCAACTCCTCGTGATCGAGTTGCGGATAAACCTGCAGAGAATTTAGATATTTTGAAATCGTGTTCTGCTGTTTAGATTGGTTTTCTAGCATATCAGTTAAGGTTGGTTGGATCGTTGCTGACAGGAGCTTCAGTCATCATATTATCGTCTACACGAGTATGAGCAAACTTTTGTACATACTCAGCATGAAGATCTGCTCGGGTTCGACGCAAAACTTGTTCACGTCGAACATAAGCCAGCTCCACCTCCCAAAGATACGGATCACGTCCCGATGACATCATTCGATTCTTTTCAGATTCAAGACGATTAGCTCGTTCATAAAGAGATTCATCTGTCATGTAACCTAGATCATCCATGTTATAAACTTCCGGACCTTCAACAACAAAATTCTTATTCTTCTTCGACATTTTTTACCTATCCTTTTTTGACTATAAATTCAGTAGTTAGTATTGTACATCTTACATCTTACCCATGACGGATTCAAGAGCAATAGAAAGATCTTTTAAGAAAGAAACAGAATCAAAGAATTCAAGCTGAGTAATCTCATTTCCACTATAAAACTTGAATTTTCCGTGGGTCGAAATATGAACCCGTAACCCGCCTTTTTCGTATGCTTGTTTCCAAACTTCCTGCTTTTCTTGTAAGGAAATAACTTTTCCCATTTGGCTTTACCTTTATCAAGGTTATCACATCGTAAGTCGACATTACACTTAGTCATTAAGCTGTATTGTGCCCCACTCATCAGGGCCGATTGTATAAATGACTTTCTTAACGCCCGCGACCTTCATTCTTTTTTGACACCCGGAACAAGGTCTAGAAGTCGTCCATGTTCCATTCAGCCTAGAAACTCTAGCAACCCAAATTGTAGAATTCGGAGTCAATTTACGAATAACTCTAGCTTCTGCATGATGGGTCGGGACGACGTCGGTCGCTGCTACATTTTTTGCTGTAACAATAACTCCATCGTTTCTAAGGCCAACAGCCCCTAGGTAGAAAGCTCTGTTATCAAATTTTTCAGGATTTTCTCCTGCAACACCCGCGGCCATGGCCAACATCCGTCTATCAATAGACATGATAATGAAGATTATATTACAAGCGATAGCAACATTACACCTATTTAATCGCAGGAGAAAATTATGGGAATCAATGACGATATGAAGACATCACAGAATGGTCTTGAATTCATTTCTAAATGGGAAGGATGCGTCTTAAAGCCATATAAAGACATTGCGGGTTTAAGAACGATAGGCATTGGTCATTTGATTAAACCAGGAGAAATTTTCCCCGATGGTGTAGAAATATCAAAAGAAAAAGCGTTGGATATCCTTTCAAAGGATGTAAAACTTTGCGAAGATGCTATCAAAAAAGCAATCACGGTTCATCTTGCGCAAAACCAATTTGATGCTTTGGTTTCATTTGGTTTCAATTGTGGTATCGGGGTTTATACTACATCTGGCGCATGTAAAGTCCTAAATGCAGGTAACTATACAGAAGTTCCTACTAGACTTTTAGAATGGAGTAAAGCAAAAATCAACGGTGTTTCTCAAGTAAATCAAGGACTTTACAACAGAAGAAAAGCAGAAGGAGAACTTTTTTCTAAGATTTCAGAAGATTCTTCTAACCCCACGGTAGAACCAGCGATTCAACAACAAGATGTTATCTGGACAGTTACGTCTTTAAAAGAAGCACAATGTTATCTCAAAAAGCTTGGTTTGTACAACCTGAATGTAGATGGTCTTTGGGGCCCAGGAACCTCTGCAGCTTTAACGAAATTTGCCACTAATTCTAATTTAACTTTGGGCTCTACCCCAAAAACAAAAATTCCATTTGAAGTCTTTTCGTCATTAAAATCTTCTGCAGGAAAAAAATGAATCCCAACTTGTTATTAGCGACGCTTTTTTTAGCTTTTCATTCTTCAAATCCTACTTTAACTCAAAATGTTAATAACTTAGAAGAAAAAAGTCAGGATGCAGAAGTTAAAATTCCTCGTGGGAAAATGGTATTATTTATCGGAGATTCATTGGCCGAAGGTATGTCTGCAAAATTTTTAGAAATTTCAAGGTCAAGCGGGTACGCTTCGACAGTCGATTGTCTACGCGGTACAAGGGCGGATTATTGGTCTGAAAGAATTGATTCATTAATTCGCAGTTTAAGACCAGATCTTGTAATCATCTCTATTGGAACGAATGATGCCGTAATGTCTGTCCCAGAGAACCAAAGAAAACATATAAAAAAAATTAGATCTAGCATCAAAAATAGCGGAGCTAGACTAATGTGGATTTTACCTCCGTCTCTTCCTGAGAGGCTGCAAGGTCAAAATAAAATTCGTCAGATATTAAAAGAAGAAATTTCTGAAGAAGAAACTTATGATTCATCTTCTTTAAATCTAGAAAGAACAAAAGATGGTGTTCATCTAACAACAAAAGGCTACAGATACTGGATCACCAATATCTGGAATAAACTAACGTTGAACAAAATTGTCTTTGGACCCGAAAGTTAAGACTTCTTTGAAGAATAATTATCTGCAGCCCACCCAGAACCTTTTAATGTAAATGAAGTTCCTGTAGAAATTAATCTGTTATCACAGAAAATTTTACATCGAGGACATTCAGCCCCCTTATCTGCTTTAATAGATTGTTGAACTTCAAACTCTGTACTACAAACCAAACAGCCATATTCATAAGTCGGCATGCTATTTCTCCACTAAACAATCGGTAATGATTGGTTGACTTTAACCACAGTCGGGAATAAAACTACAGTCCCTTTTACTTCAGGAACTCCTGGTTGCCTTATAAATTTTAACGGACCTTGATGAGATACTAAAACAGACAACGTTGGATCGATAAGAAGATCTGAAAATCTTTTTTCAACACCGTCGACCCAACAAACTTGAGATACTAATTGACAAATCTGCGAATAATCGCTATGCAATGCATCATGAGCAGTGGCGTTTGGTTGAATTACCTTGACTGTTTTTCCACCAACTGAGTTAATTTTTGAAGCTACTGGAAAACCCGCAATTCCCTGATAAGAGCTACCCAAAAAATGCCACCCATAGTTGCAGGCTCTTCCAGAGGCAGATTCCATTTTTTTATCTAAAATCCAATGTTTACCAGGATCAGCCACTAATCCTTCAGAAGTTGGTAGGATCTTCAACTTTGAATCAACATTCGAAGAATGTTTTACCATCGATGCGACTGTCGTCGATATCGGCATCGGAGCAGGATCAATTCGACGTATCGCCGAAGTATATGCTAAATCTGCAATTTGTGCAGTCATTAATGATGCGTCAAAGATATCAGCCAGCTTCTGTTGTAACGTCGCGCTAACATTTACACGTACGCTAGATATCTTTAACGCGTCTTCCATAACCTGGAATTTTGCAGACCTTCCACCAACATTATAAGTAATGTCTGTCCACGCAGCTTCAAATTGCCCAGCATATACACAATCAAGAATGAATTTTTCTCGATCTTTGATGTTCTCAGGGAAGTTCATAATAGATATTCATCGATGAATTTGGCCGAGGTCGACCGATAAGAATAGTATTCTGTCATGAGCCCGATGTATATCAACAAATTCGGAGACGGATATGATCAAGAATTTGACAAGACCCTTTAGATACATCCACAGCGTTCTACGCGAACGTTCTAAATCGAAAGAAAGATCTTCACATTGGAACTCAGTAAGAGATTCTTTCATAACTTCTCATCCAACCTGCGCCGCGTGCGGATCTAACAAAAAGCTACAAGTACATCACATTTTGCCATTTCACCTTCATCCAGAATTAGAGCTGGAAGAATCTAATTTAATCGTTCTATGTATGAACGAAAATGAGTGCCATCTAGAAATTGGGCATGGAGGATCTTTCAAATGTTACAATCCTCGTGTAGCTACTCAAGCTCAACGATATCTTATGGAAAAAGATCCTATTATTAGAAAATCTATCGTTGAAGTTTGCAAGGCGACTCGAGAAGAAGATTAAGTCTCTTCTTCTTCTTCTTCGATGGTGGAGTCTAAAAACCCTCCATGACCCATCTTTTCCAAGTCTTCATCATCGATAGGTTCACCCCCAGGCATCCAACGACCAGGTACCCATCCTTGTTCGTTTAAAACCTCTCTGATAATCTTCCTTAATTGACCAACATTTATCTTCATAAAATATATGATATATATTCTCGAGGATACAGATATGCAAGATGATATAGATATAGAAGGATACGACTGGAACGAAGGAGAATCAGACCACGAAGGTGAAATGGCTATCTCTCAGCTCCACCGCATCGCCGAGATGGCAGAGATGCTGCTTGACATCATAGGAGAAAATGACGAATTACCCGGATGGGTCCAATACAAGCTTGGTCGGGCGTACAGCGATATGTCTGACCTTTTCGGTTACATAGAGTCAAAATCTCACGGTCTTCATGATGGCGATTTAAGTTATGATGATCAGGATATGATGCCAGCCGATATCGATTCGTTATCGGTGTCAGAAGGTCGTAAGAAAAAGCCAAAAGGTCTTTGGGCTAATATACGCGCTAAAAAAGCTCGTGGAGAAAGACCAGCAAAACCAGGCGAAAAAGGCTACCCCGATAAAAAAACATGGGAAAAGCTTACGAATGAAAATCTGCTAAGAACTATTCGTGATTTAGTTCAAAAATCACTTAAGAAATAGAATCCCCTAATTCTACATCTTAAACAAACGACGATAAGGATTGTATCCTATGGTGATGTTAATAATTTGTCACACGATTATCGCGACACTTGCTATGGGCATGTTCGTTGGTACATTAAAGATAAATGCAAAGAATGAAGTTTCAAATCGACCTTTACCGTCTGCACCATCGATGAGCGGCAGCAAACAACTGCCACCCGATTTTGATTTTTGGAACTAAACGTTCGACCCTAACTTCCCGTCTAACACCGCGAACAATCGATCAAGCTCCTCTGAAGTACGGATTCTAAAACCCCAACCAGATCGACGATCACCCGTTCGACCCCAAGGTTCAAGTGGCATATCAAGCTTCGACTTCAGGGAAGCTTCAATTTCTGGTGTCTGACCATAGACATGGATAAGAACGTTATCCGATCTTACGCATACAGTCGTCATGTTTCCAATCGTGGTATTTCTCTTTGCTCCAAAGAAACGGCACTTTGCATTTCCGTCTCCAAAACCTCGAGCCTGCAGACCTTCCACCATGTTACGAAGCCATGGAATCTTTGAAGAATTGATGACATCTTCCCATGTTGCTTCTTCGTTAACTGAAGAAGATTGCTTTCTCATGGACACTCCACGAGCAGTGTACGTCTCTTCAAGCCCGGCGAGCGGGTAACGACGATTAATCGACATCAGAAGATCGTTATTGTGCTTCACCAATTGAATACCAACGGCTGTAACATCTATGTCTCGATTGTGTAAGAAGTCCGCTGTAAGGATGACTTCTGGGTCATAGTCTTCGGCAACCAGCACAATCCGCGGATCGGGCATCTCATCAAGACTCTCAAGAAGGTACTTGACGTCGTCGGCACCAGGCTTACCTGAAATCCTACTAATATAGTCTTCTTGCGTCCATGTCGTAATCATCGCTGCATATGACAGCGCCTGAAGAAGCTGAAGTTTGTTCTTTGATCTTTTAAGCTCAATGACGACGGGAGCGCCCTCCCAATCAAGAGCTAGAATATCGATAGAATCACGACAAGAAGTGTGAGGAATTACTTCCGAATCAACGTAATAAAGCTCTCCAAGACCCAGCTCTAAACAAAACTCTTCCCAAGACTTGACGATAGCAGCCTGCAAGTCGTACCTTTCGAGAAGCGATTCGTCCACAAGGTTCGTAGACGTAAGACTCACCAATTTACCCTTTTCCGTGTCAAACTTTAGCATAAATCAAGTTTATCACATATAACAAAAAGTTTGCATTGTATATTTAAAAAGCATGAAGATCACAACCGCATTATTAAATGAAATCATAAGCGAAGGAATAATGTTAGCTCGACTTGGCGTTCTTGATCAGTTCGAATTAGATCTTAATGCGATCAACGAAGAAGTTCTCCTCGAAGCAGAATATCATGGTCACGAGGTCACTCTTGGTAAACCCACACGCGGTGATGTAAAGAAATATAAGGTGTATGTCAAGGACCCCAAGACCGGAAACGTGAAGAAAGTCAACTTCGGCGATCCAAACATGGAAATCCGCAGAGATAATCCAAAGGCCAGAAAATCCTTCAGGGCGCGCCACGGTTGCGGAACAAAAAGGGCTTCTAATAGGACAAAAGCTGCTTACTGGAGTTGCAAAATGTGGAGCACAAAGCCAGTTTCTAAGATTCTTAAAGGAAAGTGATATTCCAATTAAACTTTCCAGTCTCCTGATACCTAGTATCCTCACAAGATCATAGGAGAGTAAAGAAAGAAATGAAACACAGCGCCGGAATCCATATCATACTCGACGGCTTCGTCAAAGATCCAAGCGTGTTTAATGGTCCGTGTCTAGAATATGCCTTTAAAAAACTCGCAGAAGCGTTAGAGATGAAGATAATCATGGGTCCGGAATTCCTAGAAGTGGAACTAGATCCTACCAAACTTCAGTCCGATGTGTTTCAAGATGAAGGTGGAATTACAGGCATGTGTGTCATCTCAACGTCCCACATGTCCATCCACTGCTGGCCGATCCGAAAGTGTTTCTCCATGGATGTATTCTCCTGCAAACCTTTCGACAGCGACAAGGCCAAACAAATCATTTGGGATCTTCTCGGTGTAGAGTCAGGCGACTATACAGTCGTCAACAGAACATTTCCAGACAAAACCATGTAAACTTTTGGCTCGATGATATAATATGGAGCCTAATCCGCCAACTTTCGGCGAACAAAGGTAAAATAATATGTCAAAGAATCTATTTGGAATTGTTTGTGTTCTTGCTCTCGTCGCATGTAATGATAAGGAAGAGTCGGCTGCAACCACCGCGGCATCTTCGACTTCAACAGTTGCTGCTTCTAGCTCGTCATCAGGTGGCGGCGCCACAGCATCAAGTGGTGTTGAATCAGGTGGCGTCGGCGGAGCGGCCGCCTCGGTCACAGCAACCGGAACAGGCGGAGCAGGTCAAGGCGGCGCGGCTTCAGGTGCCGGCGGCAGCGGCGGCAAGTGAATCCTAGATAAATCTTGCTTAATCTAAGCCCCGTTAATACGGGGCTTTTTTATTTAACTTCCTGTGTCATTGTAAAATCAGGACCAGGACATCCACGATATATGTCAGCTAGCGGGTCGCAAGGAATTGGCAACTCAATAATATAACTATTGCCCTGTGAATCTTTTAATTCGTACCAATCACTACCGCATCGCCACGGATCCGGCTTATATTCCGATGGACCTTCTGAGAACCCATCCGATGGTGGTGGATAGGGACCGCCGCTACTGTCACTTTTATTAATGACTTTTTCTGTATCATCCGCCCCCGCAATTTCGCCCATTTCTACTGCGCATGATACTAATGCAATTAAAAGCCCGCCACTAAGGAGATGGTGAATATTCATTTTCCGCCCCTCTTTGATAAATATAGTCATGTTAAAGAAAGACGTTAACATCCTAAGATCTTTAATCAAAGAATTCGTAAAAGAATACTCCGCAAAAGCCGGATCACATCCTGAAGAAAGTTATGACAAAGAACTTTTAGACGACCCAGCTTACTCTGCAGACAGTATCTATGTACCCAATGATATAAAAAAGAAGATAAGCAAGTGGGCCAAAGACATGGGACTTTCAACCAAAAAATAAATCTATTGACAATCATCATTTCTGATCTAAGAGAATAGATATATCCATGCCGTACACCATCCGTAAACAAAAATGTAAACAATCGGATGGCGATTCAGGATCTTACGTACTGTCTTATACGGATAAAAACGGGAAAAAGCATCGAAATTGTCATACGTCTAGAAAAAAAGCGCAAGCACAGATCGCTGCAATCGAAGCAGAAGGCGACTCAAGAAAAAGTACGATGAATTTAAGATTATCAGAACTTAGACAAATAATCCAAGAAACTCTTATAGAAATGATGCATCACGAAAAAGCAGATGAAATATCTAAGGAAGCAGAAGAATCAGAAGAAGAGGTCATACCGAGCGACAAAGAATAGATTTAACTCGAATATTGTTGGTTAAAAATAAAATATGCAAACGCAGCGCCCCAGGATCGGCTAGAAAAACACAATCTAGCCGATTCTTTTTTTTGTGATAATTAATCCAATGGGTAATATAAGAATAAGAAAAACCGGAGACTCAAAGTCGGACTCAGGTATAAAATTTCGAAGAAAACTCAACATCGAGTGGAACTCTAAAAACCTGGAATCAGAAAATGATGTCAATGGGAATGAAGGAACTCTGGATAGAGCTATCATATTCGCAAATCTAAAAACTAACGTTACAGATCCATCGACTCTTCTAATCGACAAAGTCGAATTCAGCAGCTTTAAAGAAAAAAATATAAAAGCTCTCAGATCATCGACTGGAAACACTCACAAAATTACCGATGGTCCGTTCTTTCGCTCAAATTCAAATTTCCAAAAAGATTTAAACAAACTTTCAACTCTTGGCGGATGGGTATCTAATCTTCCAAAAGACGAAAATTTAATTCTCAGAATCGATAGCCTCAAAGCAGACGTAATATACGAAATAAGATTAATCTTTTCTCGAGGAAAAAAAGGCTGCTCAGAAAACATCACTCTAAATTCCGGCGACTGCACCCTTGATCTATCGATAGAAGAAAACCAAGTTGCGATCGGAAGATTCATAGCTCCATCAGAAGCCATCGAACTAACAATCGGCTCATCAGATAATAACCCGCCATTTATCAATGCGCTGGTCGTACGACAAATAGGATTCTCTCCAAGAATGTCTATGATCGTCAGCTTAATCGCTTAACCTACTTCTTCGAAAGAAGCTCTAACAAATATTTTCTTCTAGATTCAGGTAATACTTCTACGAGCTCTGCTAAAAAATCTCTGCACTTTAAATCATCATAAACTATAGAATCAAGATAAGACAGCGTTTCGTCCGCACGCGGCGAAAGATCTTCTCC